GTTTTTACATAGTTTTTTAACTACCATGCAAGTTTTAAAATGGCTTTTTACATAAAGTTTAAAATATGTAAATTTGTAATTGACTAATATATAGGTATATAATACTTTTGATATACTGTTTTTTAACTAATATGTAATAAATAGGGATAATTGAAATAGCTAATGGGATTATGTTAATCGTTATTAACATATAGGCTTTTATAGAGTTTTCAAACTACTTGCATTTGCATATTAGTTAAAAAAAATATTACAAAGTAGCTATATCAGGTAGTTAGCTTTTTATTTAACGTTTGTTAATGCAAGAATGGCTTTTTCGGTATGTAAAAGTTGCATGAGCATGGAAATAACTTGCATGGGGTATAATTCTACATTTTTATTTTATTTTTAAAATAATATTTTGTATCTTTGCTTTTAATAATTGCGATCTCACAAAGCAATTAAAAAATTTAAAAGCACCTTTTCATTTATCGGGTAGTGAGATCCTCGATTTTTGGGTTGGTGCTATTTTTATTATTATGAATACAAGAAAAATTTACGGTTTTATTTTATGGGAAAAGTGGAAAATAATACCAACGTTTGAAAACGACTATAAATGTAGTACGCTTGGCAATGTAAAATCTATCAAAAAGTATGGTAATAGATTAGAAAGAGTTTATAAAAAATCAATAGGGTGGGGAGGATATAGGATATCTCTTAATAAGGATGGAATATATGGGACATATACTATACATTTATTAGTCGCATTAACTTTTTTAAATTACTCTTCCTTTTACCAAAAATCGTATATAAAACACAAAGATGGTAATAAACTAAAAAACTATTTAAGTAATTTAGAAATAGTATTTTAAAGTGTTTATATTATTTAGAATTACAATAAACAATAAAATAATAGAAACTTTTTTTGTAAAATATTATTTTGTGTAGTTCTTTTTATGTATGTTTGCATCGCTTTAGGATCAAGCCTAAATACCCATATAATAAGCCGAATGAATGATTCGGTTTTTTACCCACTTAATTTTAACATATTGTAAAATGAATATAGGATTAATTGATGTTGATGGTCACGGATTCCCGAATATAGCATTAATGAAAATATCAACATATCATAAGTCAATAGGCGATCAAGTTGAACACGCAACCATCGGACAGTATGATAAGCTATATGCATCCAAATTATTCAAATTTAGTGAAGATATAAATAGTTCAATGATTACATCAAATGAATTAATAAAAGGTGGATCAGGATATGATTTAAAAACACAATTGCCTTTAGAAATAGATTGCTGCGAACCTGACTACTCAATTTATCCCATGTATGACTTTTCATTGCAATTTTATTCAAGGGGTTGTATTAGAAATTGTCCGTTTTGTATTGTCAGGCAAAAGGAAGGGAATATACAAACTGTTAAACCTATGAAATTAAATCCGAACGGAAACAGAATCGAAGTTTTAGATAATAATTTCTTTGCAAATTCTGATTGGAAATTTGCAATAGAAGATTTAATACACGAAATGCAACCCGTAAATTTTCACGGTGTAGACGTTCGAATTATGAATGAAGAACAAGCATTTTATTTAAACAAGCTAAAACATCACAAACAAATACATATAGCGTGGGATAATCCGAAAGATGACATAATACCCCACATTAAAGAAATGATTAAGCATATCAAGCCGTATAGAATAATGTGTTATGTTTTAATCGGATATTGGAGTACCCCCGAACAAGATTTATACAGAATTGAAAAGTTGAGAGAATTAAATATTGATCCATTTGTAATGGCATTTGATAAATCAAATGAATATCAAAAACGATTTGCAAGATGGGTTAATCATAAGGCGGTTTTTAAAACAGTAAAATGGGAAAATTATAAATAATTAATATATGAAACGAATAACAATCAGAACAGATTTAATGTCAAAATCAAACTATGCTAAAAAATATATGATTAGCAGACCAACCATTGACACGAAAATAAGAAACGGTGAACTGGCTATTGAAAGAATTGACGGAGTTGATTACATTAAAATTCATTAACCATGATAAAAATTAGCGATACCGAATACTTTTCAAATGATAGGAGTATTCGATTCTTAAATATGGATTGTAATGAGTTTATGGCAGGATTGAAAGATAATGAGTTTGATTTGATACATAACGATCCTCCGTATGGATTGGGTAAAAGTGTTGTAAATAGTGGAGGTCGATTCAAAAGATATAAAAACAAAAATGGTAATTGGGATATGAATACTCCCGACACGAATCATTTTAATTTATGTTTTAAAGTTTCAAATAATCAAATAATTTGGGGAGGTAACTATTTTAGTTTACCAACAAACAAGCATTTTATTATTTGGGATAAAATTCAACCACAAGGGATAAGTTTTGCAATGTGTGAGTATGCATGGTCAAGTCTTGACAAAGTTGCTCAAATCTATTCAGAAAGAACTCAAGGACAGGAGCAGCGTTTTCACCCGACTCAAAAACCAATCGACCTTTACCGATGGATTTTACAAAACTATACCAAGCCAACAGATACCATCCTCGATTGTTTCGGAGGAAGCATGAGTCATGCAATCGCAGCCCACATGGAACGCAGAAACTTAACGATAATAGAATTGGATAAAGATTACTTTAAAAGGTCCTTGGAACGCTTTAGAATTTATGAATCTCAATTAACCTTATTTTAAAATCATGGAATACGAAACCTTAAAGGAATTAGATAGGGAAAACGCTATACGAAAAGTTACCCCGGAAGGTACAAAACTAAATTCAACAATTGTCAACCAATTTCCTGAATATCCTGATGTCATCGTATTTGGTGGCAATTATTGGAAGTCAAACGAACTTATCAGTGATTTTATAGACCGGTATATTGATCCAAAATCTGAAAATGATATTTCAAGTTTTTTACAGGAAATAGCCTACCGGATAGTTTCTGATCCGGGATTGGCAGAACAAGAAACCCGCAAGAATAAAAATATAGATTACCAATTAATTTATAGACAACATTATTCATTATACAGAAGCCCGGATATGCTATTTGATTGGTCAGAGAGTAAAGGAACGTTTATTTGGTTTGAGCATATTTTACCGAAACGAAGGCAAAAACAATTTGCTAAAATAATTAAGGATCAGGATAATGAAAAGTTAACCGAAATTTCGGAAAGGATCAAAAAGATATACAATTTTTCCGACCTTGAAATTATTTACCTACAATATTTTTGCAGTCAAACAAAATTAGATGATTTGGATCCATCATTAAACACCGTTCTTTATTTATGGAGCAAAGAAAAAATGACCGGGAAAACAACTATTTCGGAATACATTTGCAGTTTTTTAAATGGTGAGTGCAAAAAGAATGCAGATGCTCACAAATCAAATTTAGGACGAGAAATGCAATTAGGACGATTTGATATACCCACTGCTATAAATTCACGGTGTACGATTTTGGATGAGGCTGGCTTCCACGATATGACGAAGGTATATGATAAATTTAAGTCTATGATAACCTCTAATACGTGCGAAGTTGAATACAAATATAAGAGTTCTCACCGCCCGAAAAAATGTCATAGAAACTATTTAATGACCAGTAATTTTGATCCGATTATATTTGTTAAGGATGAGGAAGAGCGAAGAATTTTAAGCATTCATTTCACTAAACCGGAGCAAACAAGTTTTGAAGAATTGGAGAAAATTTGGCATGAATTTGTTTTTGAATGCAATTTTTCAAAATTAAAGTTAGAATCAATTTATCAAGAATCAATTTTGCCTAATAGCCAGGCAGGCGACATAAAATATGTAATGATGGAATTAAAGGATATTTTGTCAAAGGATCGAATCACAGCATGCACCCCATCGGGTTATTTTTCCGTATCAAACATTATGTTATTCCCTGAAATTATAACGCAAAAAACACCCCGGAATGTGGTAAAAGAGGTATTAATGAGGTTATATGGTGAACCTGATAAATGTCAGCGATTTTATAAGGGCCGGAGGGAAATACAGGGGGATGTTGAAGATATTTTGAGTGAAGAAAATAAGAAAATTGAACTGCCTTTTTAAAATACAAACCATCATGATCCAACTAAAACAAACAAAGCCCATTTTAAAGCCCGTTAAGGAAGAAGCACCCCTCATTAAATCAAACATACCATTTCAAACAATGGATTCAACAGAGGTGGATTTTATACGGCAGAAAATAGAAGCAAATAAGGCTTATCTATCCAAATGCACGAATCAGGGACAATACAGGAAAGTTGAAAAAGATACCTTGTTTATGGAAAATCAGATTTTACCGGTACTACTATCAAAAACAAATCTATTTTATAACGAACTAACAAAAAAATTCATTCACTATTTGGACTGTGCAATTCAGAATAAATGCAATTCTTTAGTAGTTTATTTGCCTATTGATGATAATTATATGGGTAATCCAAAAGCTGGAATCGCAAATTGTCGACAAAATAAAGAATTTGGAAGCATGGGAGCGGTTGATATTAACCTTGAATTAATCAATATGGACGGGAACGAAGCCCTATTTACAACTATTTTGCTTGATAATATATAAAGTTTGTTATTTTATTGCAGAAAGTAGATAATATATTTGCATAATTGAAATGAATGTATTACTTTTGGGTATTCAATTAAACAACTACTAAATATAACGATCATGACAATCACAAGAGAATCTTTAAATGAAATACAAACAATTTAAATATAAACAGTATGAAAAAGTACAAAATTGAAGCAATGACAATTGAAGCTAAAAACAAAAAAGAAGCTGTTAAACTTTATCTTATTCAGCATTTTGAAACTTATATGTGTGTATGTGAAAAGAGCTCTAATACTCTTTATAAATTGGCAAAAGAAGTATGAAAGACAAAACACCCGATAAGCAGTTCAATAACCACTTAAATACTAATCACATGAAAAAATTCAATTCACGCAACTTGCAAAATCTCATCGCCTTATTGGCTCTTATCTTATCAATGTTATTAATTATTCACTTTAACAAATAAACAAATCTTATGAAACATTTCAAATTAACATCAGAGACAAAGGTAAATTTTTTAGGCAAAACGCTATTTAGAATCGAATTAATCACTGATTGCAAATGGGGTAAAATTGGAGACAAGGGAGGATTTTTAGAAAAAGAAGAAAATCTGTTCGGTGATGCATGGGTGTCCGGTAATGCAAGGGTGTTCGGTGATGCAAGGGTGTCCGGTGATGCAGAGGTGTTCGGTGATGCAAGGGTGTTCGGTGATGCAGAGGTGTTCGGTAATGCAAGGGTGTTCGGTGATGCAAGGGTGTTCGGTAATGCAAGGGTGTTCGGTGATGCAAGGGTGTCCGGTGATGCAGAGGTGTTCGGTAATGCAAGGGTGTTCGGTGATGCAGAGGTGACTAAAAAAGTTTTTATTTTAAATTTCTGCTATAATCTCACATTAACAGATTACCATATCATATTTGGCTGCGAAATAAAAACGGTTCAAGAATGGGAGGATTGGTTGAAATCAGGTCAAATAATTAATACTCCAAGGTCGGATAAAAAATTTAAGATTATTGAAATGAGTTTGAATCTTGCAATCGAGCAGTGGAAACAATTAAATAGCTAATCATTCACTTTAACCCTTAAAACCATGTTTAAAAATGATATTTTAATTATTCCGTTAATAACGGTTATCGCATTTTATTTTTTCGAAAAAGATTCAAATAATGTTTTATCGACAAATATATTAATCTTGAATTAACTATGAACAAAACTAAAAAACGAATCTACATTGCACCAGGTACAACGTCCCGTATTTTTGGGGGTGTTATCATTGCCAAAGAAATCATTTTAAAAAATGACACATTGCTTAATCCCTGTTATTTTTGCTGCTTAGAACGCCTTAAAATATGCGAGAATAAATTCAGTGATACCCGCCCGGCTTGTTTTGGTAACGATCCGGAAAATTTAAGTAAGAAACCATTATTTTATAAAAGCTATGAAAAATAAAACATACACTGGTACATTTGAAATAATGACACCAAAAGGATCAATAAATTATACTGAAACAATCACAGCCAAATTTAAATTTATTGCCAAAATTCAACTAAAAATCAGAAACTCAGCTAAATTAATATCCATCGAATCAATATGAAAAAAATAAAATTTATTTTACTCATTATTTCAATTTTATTATTAACAAGTTGCTCAACCATTAATCATCACGGATTGCATAGTTCAAAATATGTAATTCACAACAATCAAATCAAATGAAAAATAAACTCTACAAACTCGACATCTTTTTTACCTCATTTTTTCAAAGCAAAAAATCTGATCGGATCACAAACGCAATCCTTTGGATTATCGGAGTGTATTTATTAATATTGACTATCATCGTAATAGCAACAAAATGAAAACAAAAATTGAAATTAAATCAGTATTTGGATCATTACTTTTTGAATTAAAATGTGAAAATAATACTCTTAAAAATACCGTTTTAGAAGCCATTAAAAGACATGCCAACCTGAGCGGTGCCAACCTGAGCGGTGCAGACTATAATGAAAATACAGGATTCTTACTTTCTCAATGTCCCGATGATTCTTTTATAGCATATAAAAAAGCGCAAGGCAAGATCGTAAAAATTGAAATTTGTGAGGATGCTAAACGAAGCTCCGCAACATCTTTAAAATGTCGATGCTCAAAGGCTAAATGTTTGGAAATCCAAAATATTGACGGCTCAATCTCTGAATTAAAAGAAATTCGAAGCAATCATGATTCTGATTTCATCTATAAAGTAGGCAAAATCAACGAAGTACTTGATTTTGACGAAGAAAGATTTAACGAATGCTCATCGGGTATTCATTTTTTTATTTCACGTGAAATGGCGATAAAATATAATTAATTAAATAAAACAACAATACAAAATGAAAGAACTAAAACAAAATTGGTACTTATCAATTACCGAAAAGGCCTATAAAATGTATCCTGGTATTCGTTTGACCGACGCCCAACTTTCCGGCATTATCACAAAAGAGTTTGGAGGTGAAACGGCTATGCACATGGCTAATATCAGACGATCCCGGTGTAATGATAAAATTCAACCTTGGGTTGATGCAATGTTTATGGATGGGAAATGGGTTAAAAATAAATAGGTCTAAAAATAAATAATATGCCACTATATAACGATCACTTCCAAAATTATAAACAATACAACATTCCAAAAGCACAGTTAATAATAGCAGACATTCCATATAATTTAGGAATAAACGCTTATGCATCAAATCCTTCATGGTATGAGGATGGAGACAACAAAAACGGTGAATCAAAACTTGCAGGAACCGAGTTTTTTGATACCGATAAAGATTTTAAAATATCAGAGTTTTTACACTTCTGTACTAAAATGCTTAGACCAGAGCCAAAAGAAACAGGTAAATCACCTTGTATGATTGTATTTTGTGCGTTCGATCAACAGTTTGAAATTATTGAAAAGGCTAAAAAATACGGTCTAAATAAATATATAAATTTGGTTTTTCGCAAAAACTTTTCTGCTCAAGTTTTAAAGGCGAATATGAAAGTAGTAGGTAATTGCGAATATGCCGTGCTGCTTTATCGGGACAAACTTCCTAAATTTAATAATAAAGGCAAAATGATAATGAATTGCATGGATTGGGCAAAGGACACAAAAACAGAAAAAATCCACCCAACACAAAAACCGGTTGAATTATTAGAACGACTGATTAAAATTTTTACCGATGATGGTGAAGTGGTAATTGATCCATGTGCCGGAAGCGGATCAACGCTTTTGGCTGCTGAAAATTGTAATCGAAAAGCGTTTGGATTTGAAATTAAAAAAGGGTTTTTTAAAGATGCCACCAGATTGATAAATCAAAATAAATTAAATTCTGATGAAATAAAAGAATTTGGATATGCAAAAACCGAAGTACAAAAAACAAGCCCTATTTTATTTTAAAACGCCCCTCCCCTCAAAATCAACCCCTTCCAAACTAAATGAAAATATATTATTTATTTAACATAATATATTTGCAGGATTGAAAAAGGTTTTGTATTTTTACATCGTCTTAAGGAAATAACCTGAGATATTAAGAAATTAATGGAATATGTACCAATCAAAATAAATGTAACTTTCAAAAACTTTAATCTTATGAGCAAATCAATTGACGAATACATGGATATTAACGAATCCTTTACGCTTAAAAATGTAAGGCTTCAAATAATAGTTATTTATATTGAAAAGGCTATAAATAGGCTGTGTGATGCACGAATTAGAGCTTTTAATCCTGTTGATATGGGTTTCAATTATGAAAAAAACCGTACTGAACAAATCAAAGAAATGGCAGTGCAAAGGTGGATTCTACGCTATGAAAATGAACTTAAAAAATAAATAAAATGAGCACTAAAAAAATAAATTTAGCAAATAAACCCCTTGAAAAGTTTTTAAGAGAAAAGAGATCGTTAAGTAAGTTTGTAAAATCCGCTTTAAATGAAAAATCATTATCCCTTGAAGATTTGGAAAATGATCCCGAATACACTATTAAAAATTCATTTCTATGGACATGGGAAGAGTTAGATTTTTGGAATGAATTACATGAAGAATTTACGCACCTAAAGAAATAAACGATACTAATCAATAAAAATAATCCAAATGAAACTATTTATTAAAAAATTCAAATCACTTGAAGATTTAGGCTTTGCAATCCCCACACAAATCACAGGAGGGAACGGTTTAGGAAAATCAACAATCTTAGAAGCTATCAGTTTTGTATTAACAGGAAAAGACCTATCCGGGAACGAATTTAAACAGGTCTATGACAACCGGGTTGACCTGCACGATGCAATTGCCGATGTGTCATATTTCGACAATTATGGGAATGAATGGCAAAGGATTGTACAACCATTATTTCAAACTAACCGGGCCGGTATTGAAGAAATAAAAATTAAACGTTCCACCGAATGCCGAAAGAACGGAATTGTCGTTAATGATTTTAGCGATGAGTTTCAGGACTTTTACAAATTTGGTACAGACTATTTTTTCAATCAGAAAGAGGATTTACAACGTTCAATTTTCATTGATATTCTAAAAAGTAAACTACCGGATTACGATGTGAACACTTCATCGCTAAAATTAAAAGAGCTGAAGAAATCGAAAAAAATTGAAGTTGATTTGGTCAAAGGATTACAGGATGCCAACAAAAATATAAAGGATGTGCCGGTGCCTGAAATTCCAACCGATATCGAAAAATTGAATGCTGAATTTTTAGCGTTGTCCGGATCAACGAACACCGATTCAATTTCCGAAATTAATAAGACGAATAATGAAGCATCATCCGTTTATTTGAAAAAGAAAAGCGAACTATCCCAGTCAATTTCTGATACTGAAATTTCAATCAGTAAAATAAAAAGTCAGATTGAATCTGAAACCGAACAACTCGAAACCCTAAAAAACTCAACTTTTACACCTAAACAAACCGAACCGACCGACCAACTCGAAAAAGAGTTAAGTGATTTACAAAAAAAGCTGCTTATCATGGAATACTTTACTGATCTTAATTTTTATGCTTCAAAGTATTTTGGTAATAACTACGTTTTAGTCAAAAACGCTGCGAAAATAAAGGAAATTTCAGAACGTGTTTTTATTTTTAGTGGACAAGAGAGCGGATGCCCACTGAATAAACAGGAGTGTCCAACCGCAAAATCGAACGCTGAAAAAACAGAAAAATTGGTTTTTGATTCTGAAAATGAAATTGAAATTAAGCAATATAAAGCCGAAAATAGGCGCATACTCGAAAAAGAGATGTCTGCTATCAATTCCGAATACATCACAGCAAAATACGCATTAAAAGAAGCTGAGCAAAAATTAAACTTATTGATTGAGTCGAACAAACACGTAACAGATGACAATTTAGTTACTGAAACATTTTTTGACGTTGAAAAAGAAAGAAAAATCACTGAGTCAAATGAAAAAATACGTGGGTTAAATTATGATTTAGAAAAACTTTCAACCCAACTAACCGAAAAGCAAACCGAATTATCAAATCTTATCGAACCAACACCCGAAAAACTGCCTGAATCGGTGGGAATATCAATTGAATTAAAAAACGCTCATTTAGAATTTGAAAGAATCAAAGAACTAATAATCGGAGCAAAAGCAATTAATGAGTATAATAAACAAATGATTGTGAACCGATCCGTACAAATCAAAGAAAAACAGGCGAATCTTTTACAAATTATCGAACAGATCACAACCTTAACAACTGAAATTTCTGATTATTTCAGTAACTTAACCAACATTGTTAAACAAGAGTTCGCCGGGGATATTTTGAT